GTTTAATATCACTAATGTATGGGTAGGTGATAGAACTCCCATGATATTATATAATGAGTATTGGGAAGATTGGAAAATAGATGAGAGCAATAGTTGATATAGAAACAGATAGCTTGGATGCAACAAAGGTTCATTGTATTGTGGCTAAAGACATAGACTCAGGGAGGGTTTACCCTTTCCCTCCTGATAAGGTACATGAGTTTAAGTCTTGGTCACAAAGTGTCAAGCAATTTATTATGCATAATGGTTTATCTTTTGATGCACCTGTGTGTAATAGATTGCTAGGTACTAAGATTAAACCTAGCCAGATATTAGATACACTTGTATTATCACAGTTGTTTAATCCTATACGTGATGGTCATGGCTTGGGAGCATGGGGTAAGAGATTAACTATGCCTAAAGGAGATGTAGATACGTTTGAAGTTTATACTCCTCACATGCTAGAGTATTGTAAACAAGATGTGAATATAACACACAAAGTATTTGAAGTTCTTCAGCAAGAAGGTAAAGGTTTTTCTAAATCTTCTATTGAACTTGAACATCAAGTAAGAGTTATCATAGACCAACAAGAACGTAATGGCTTTGCTATTGATATGCAGAAAGCTATGGGTCTATTTAATAAATTAAAAGATGAAGCAAATCAATTAGAGAAATGGTCAGTAACTAACTTTGAACCTACAGTTGTAGAATTAAAAACAAAAACAAAATACATACCATTTAATATAGGTTCAAGACAACAGATAGCAGATAGGCTAATGAATTTAGGTTGGAAACCAAAACAACATACAGAAAAAGGTAACATAATTATTAATGAAGCTGTATTAGATACAATAAATTTACCTGAAGCAAGAAAGTTCTCAAGGTTCTTTCTTCTACAGAAACGTATAGCACAGATTAAGTCATGGATAGAAGCATGTGATGACAAGGATGGTAGAGTACATGGTAGAGTAATGACTCTTAAAACTATCACAGGTCGTATGTCTCACAACTCTCCTAACATGGCACAGATACCTGCAGTTCGTTCTCCATATGGAAAAGAGTGTAGAGATTGTTGGACAGTAGATAATCCTTACACTCATTCCATAGTAGGAACTGATGCAAGTGGATTAGAGTTAAGATGTTTGGCTCACCTTATGAATGATACTACATTCACAGAGATACTATTAACAGGTGATAT